AGCACCTGGGACAATATTGTCAAAGTCGCGTACGAACGTATGCGCATGAAGCTGGGCAGTGCGGGCCGCGATGACCAGGGCATGGCTAAGGAGTACACAGACGGCGTGTGTCTAGAAATGATATGCGCAGATTTTCTAGCGGGGGAAGCCTTGGAGCACGAGGAAGAAAACTCAGACATACCGATGGAGGAAATTTGATGACAAAAAGTATGGCGGAACTGCCAGCGATGTTCTTCGCAGCGCCGAAAGACCAGCAATGGGCGCTGAAGAAACAAAAGCCCACGCAGTTCGGGGACGCCAAGCATACGCCGCACACCAAGCAGCATGTTCTGGTGGCTGAGACCATGGAGCAATTCAAGATTAACACCTTGGTGGACAGAGAAGTTGAAAAGGTGTTGAGCCAAACCGACCTGGGTAGAACATTTCTTGCGGACCTGATAGACAGAAAGCTAAATGAGCCTACGCCTGAGTCCTGAAGACTACGCTGAACTGAGGCACGAGGTGCTGGAGCGAGACAAGTGGAAGTGCAGGTTCTGTGGGTCCCGCAATAACCTTCACGTACACCACATCGTGTACAGAACTGAGCAGGGCACTGATACAGCGTCTAACCTAGCAACGCTGTGCTTGCTCTGCCACGATGGCATACACCAGGGCAAGCTGTGCATCTGGGCAGAGGACCAATTCGTAGGCGCAGATGGACCGTTGGAGTTCATAACCGTACAAGACTGGAGACCAGGACAATGAACGACAAGCGGGAAATCCACGTAGAGCGTAGAGAGGTGTACGACGTGGTAATCACCACTGTGCACGATGGGGTACAGGAGAGAAAGCAGGGCTGGCTTCACGCCACCAAGCAGGAGGCGGTGGAGCGGGCAGATAGAATGTTCAAGAACAAACTGGCTACCGAGCGAGGGGAGGACATACTTTGAATGACTTCGGAGTTTCCATACACACCTTTGTGGGCGTAGTGAAGCCCAGGTCCTTTGGGCTAGGCCCTAAGGCTACGCTCACTGATCGCAAGTTCAAGATCGAATCAGGTCCTGGCTGCGAACCTACCCTAGGGACGCTGCGCAAGGTCAAGGGGCACTGGCTCTCAGACATGATGCCCGATAGCCTAAGTTCGTACGATTTCGAGTACGTGCTTGATACCCACGGCGTTAAACTTGAGCGTCTACCCGAGGAAGTGCTAGACGTGCAACCAGTAAAACTTGCATCGGAATGTGCAACTCCACCCGCGCTGGTGCGGAGAAAGAAGGGCCGATGAATGCGAAAAGTACTAGCGACCGCTGGATTGATTTTCTTATCCTTAGCGAACGTCTCCGCAAAGAGGACCCACAAGCATACGCCACGATGTGGGCAACAGAGAAGCGTGAATCACGATGCTCAGGTCGCCCAAAATCAAGCGATAGACAGACTTGGTTTGACACGCATCCGAGACGAAAAGGAACTACGCTCACTGGTGCGCTCTGGGGAGTTGGTGCCAGTGTTTCCTGCTACCACCCTGGCGATAGACTACCGCCTCCCACTAAACCGCCGCTACCTTCGGCCCTGGACCGAGCACTTGTTAACGGAGTTGTCTGCCGCCTTTACTTCTCGGTTCGGACAACCCTTGATCTTGACATCAGCCGTGCGGACAATGCAAGTGCAAAGGAGACTGCTAAGGTGGAACCGGAATGCGGCACCGATACACGGAGACGCCATGTCTTCTCATTTGACGGGAGCGACTTTCGACCTGTCGAGACGATTGATGTCCGCCGAGCAAAATGAGTGGATGCGGGCGGCCCTCCTGGCGTATACTGTACAGGGACGGGTCATTTACTTAGAAGAGACCGTGCAGCCCTGCTACCACGTGTTCGTAATGCCACCAAAGGAGCTACCATGACCACTAAGGAGTTACTTGCGGGTCTGAATATTCTCAGGCCGTACTACGTAGACCCGGATGGTTATACCATCGGAGCCGAACATGATGTTATCTATGCTTACTCTACCGATTTCCCCCTGGCAGCAAGCGATGTAAAACTACTTTGTGACCTGGGGTGGTGCCAGGAAGATGTGGAAGTTGACGATGACAAGGATTTCGGGCCAGACAACTACAACCCCGAGGAAAGCTGGAGCGCCTATGTTTAACGAATATAACATGCTGGACCCGAACTACAACTCGGACCTGGAAATGAAGACCATCCAGTACGATCCGAACGGTAAGCCGAACAGTCAACGTGCCATAGATGAGGCTCTGACGTTTGGTCTGTCGGTCGTGTTCCCGAAGGACAACGAACTTCAGTTGGACATTGACAACGACCACAGCTTTCAGTTGTACCTGAAACAAGCGGACATCCTCAAGAAGTACATTGGCGTGGAGGGATACAAAGTAGAGCCGTCGCGCAGCGGGCTTCCTAAGCAGCATATCACGATTACGCTGAGCCGTACGGTGTCCACCATCGAGCGCCTAGCACTACAGGCGATGATGGGCTCCGACCGCGTGCGTGAGCTGTTGGGATTCGTGCAGTACCTGAACAACGACCCCCACCCTGTGTTGTTCCTTGAGAAGGGTCCCGTCAAGGGGCTGCTGGGCTCAACCTCTGACATACAGATGCAATGCGATGCGGAACTGGAGCAACTCCATGAGGAATCCCAGGACCCTTCGCTGAAGACCGAGGGCTGCTTTCCGTACGAGAAAATCTACACGTACACCAAGGAGACCAATGACCAAAGCAAAGATCAAGTATGTGATAGAGTTCTTCAACCCAAACTATGAGGTCTGGGTAAGAACTTTCAACACGCAAGCAAGCGGCGTTTACGCTAGCCGTGCCGTAGCACAAAAAACCGCAGATAAGCAGCATAAGCTGTCGTCGTACTTCCATCTGAAATATAGAGTGGTGAAGGAGTAAAATGACACCAGACGCTGAACTGTCGCTAACACAAGTTCAAATCATGAGTGACATCGCCAATAAGCTGCCTACGTTCATGATTACCCTCCCTAACGCCGCCATCGACTCGGACGAGGCTCTGCGCAACCTAGTGGTGGTCAACTCCGAGGTGGACCAACTGGTGGATCTAAAGTTCATGGAGGATGTTTCTCAGTTCTCCGGGGACCTGCTGAGCGGGATAGAGAAATCTACTCAACACAAGCACCGCATCTTCCATGTCACCGAACTGGGGCTGATGTTCTTCTGGGTGCCCAGGAACGAGGACGGCTCACTCAAGCCGGTGCTGGTGAACTAATGAGCCAAGTCATAGACGATTTCAACAACGGGCTCTGCGTTATCTTGGTTGCCTTAGCAATCGTGGGCTTAGGGTCGATAGCGTACGAAGTAATCCGCCGATTCCCTTATATACTGTGGGTGATACCCGCTGTGGTCTTCCCTTGGTTTATTGGCTACGCATTCAGGAAGTGGTAGAAAGGATCATTTGGCAATTCCCGAGAGTTACGCAAAGAGTCCCGCTCTGCAATTCATTGTCGGCAGGAAGTGGGACTGGAAAGAAGCGGGCGGTGGTCAGATTTGCATTGAGGAGTGCCCGTTCTGCCACAAGAAAGAATACAAGTTCTACATGGCGGTAATGAATCCCGAGGATGGTACACGGGACGGACTGTACTTCTGCCACCATGGGTCTTGCCAGACGACTGGCAACCTGCGTCTCCTGCAGGAACACCTGGGCGTGGCCGTAGCACACGTACCAGGGGTAGAGTCCCGCAGTGAATGGGCAGGCAAGACTGACCGCAAGGTTGATCCTCTGCCCGACGTAGAGGCTTGCCATGCGGCTCTGATGTCGGATGCCGAGGCGGTTGACTACCTGCTCAACGTACGAGGCTTCACCCAGGCAATCATAGACAAGCAGAAGCTAGGGCTCAAGGAGAAGGTGTTCTTCCGTGAGGCGGGTGAAGTCAGGGCACTCGTCATCCCGTACCTAGTCAACGGTAACGTGGTCTATGCCAAATATCGCACGCTTCCGCCCTCCCCCAAGGATTTCAGTTGCCCCTCAGGCTGGGAAGCACCTTTGTACAACGGTGAGATTCTGGTGGACGGGATGCACGAAATCATCTTCGTGGAAGGCGAAGCGGACTGCATCAGTTGCTTATCCAACGGCATCGTCAACGTGGTGGGCGTACCTGGGGCGGGCATCAAGAAGGCGGCCTGGATAGAAACACTGGACCGCATCGCACCCGATAAAATCTACATCCTGTACGACAACGACAAGGCGGGCAAGAAAGGTGCCCAGGAAATCGCTAGCCGCATCGGCATCGAGAAGTGTTTGCGGATTGTGCTGCCAGGGGTGAAGGACGTTAACGAGTTCTTTACCAAGGGTGGCACGCCAGAGCAGTTCGAGAAGCTCAAGGCAGACGCGCAACTATTCGATGTGACGGGCGTATCTTCCTCAGGCGATGCTCTGCAGCAGTTGGAAGACGAGCTAGCGGGCAAGTCAGACCTGGCACCGAAGTACCTTTCGCAGTGGCCGAGTCTTAATGCTTTGGTTGGCTTTGAGGACGGGGACGTGATTGACATTCTGGCTCCCGAGAAAGTCGGCAAGACCACGCTCGGTATGAACCTGATGGATCACATGTGCTCCGCGTATGGCGAAGACGGGCTAATCGTCTGTTTAGAGATGACCCAAGCCCGTCTCGCCAAGAAGTGGGTAGCAATGCTCACTGGCTTCGAGGACACACTGACAAAGCCTGGGTCGCCCGAGTCCAAGGCAAAGCTGGAAGAACTGAAGGCGGCGTGCGTAGTCGCCAGGGAGGTGCAGAAGAACCGAGGCGCGGACCTGTACTTTGCGTACCCGTTGCTAGTGAAAACACCCGAGGACGTGTTCAAGTTAATTCGGGATTGCATTAGGCGGTACGGCGTGAAGTGGGTCATGTTCGACAACATACAGCGTCTTTGCGACGACACGTTAGAGAACAAGGGTCACCGCACCGTGCACCTTTCGCAGATTAGCAAGGGGTTCACCAAGCTGGCTAAAGATTTTGGGGTCAAGCTGATCCGTATTCTGCAGCCCCGCCAGATAGAGGATGGGCAGCTAGTGCAGTCGCGGCATACGGATGGCAGTTCACAGATTGCCAAGGATTGCGACTGCCTCATAACAATGTGGCGCAGTCAGACAGGCACCACCAAGAAGAGTGAATGGGAAAGCGGGCGCGGGGAAGAGAACAACGTATCGTTCGATCCCAAGATAAAGCTAACCGTGGCACTCTCCAGGTACTCCTCAGGGGGCTCCTGTAGTTTGCACTTCGATGGTGCTCGTTCCCAGGTACGCGAGTACGAGCAGGGTCAGAGACAGAATATGGCCGCAGCGAAAGCTGACTACAACTCCATCATACCGATGGAAGGACCCATCCAGGGTCTACCAGGAGGCGACAATGGGATTTAGACAAGTACTTGCTCAGTATGACAAGCATGTGTACAAGTTGGTTGACCGTACCCCTGGTCCCGTCTTGAACGCTAAGCGGTCCAAGGTTATGAGCTACTGCGAAGACGCCGTAGCCAAAATCAAAGCCTTAGGGGATGTCGAACTTACGGGCGAGGGTTTCGTCATGCGCACCGATGACCAACTTGAGTCAGGCAAAGGATGGGCCAAGCGATGAACCCCGAAGCATTGGCTGAGCGCGTCCTAATCTGCGGTGACAAGGCTTGGCGCAATCTGCAGTTAGTGTTGGACGAGCTAAGCAAGGTCCAGCAAGAGCGTGGGGTTGAAGAGGTGGTTGTGGAGGGCGACATCATAGGGGCCGCAGAACTTGGCAGACAAGCAGCGGTTCGCCTAGGTATCCCTGTCACTTCTTACCCCTTAAACTGGCGCAAGTACGGGCTACGGGCAACTAGCGTAAGGCACGCTCAAATG